AGCGACGCGGCCGGCAATGACAACGGGGGTGACACCAAACGCGTACCAGGGGAACGACTTGAAATGTGCAGCGAGGGCGTACATGTACAGTGAGTAAGCACGCTTGCGCTCTGGGTTGAACGTCGAAATGATCCTTGGGTCCTTGACCGTGGGGTATGACTCCTTTTTCAGGAACGATGAAATGACATCGTGGAACCTCGTAAAGATGTCGGCGGCTGCGAGGAGCACTCGCTGGCTGGGGCGGTGCTGGCGCTCGTAAACCACGTCATCGTCGCAGACGTCAAGCAGTTGCTTGGGGGTAGCGAATGCGATGAACTCGCCGATGATCTTGCGCAAGAGCGGTGAGCATTCCGAAATGCTGGATACGACATCCTTGATCCGGCCCTTGACGGCGGCCTCCTCGTTGGTGCGGTGCTGGGTAGGTGCGAACGTTCCGTCGCAGAATGCGGCCATGAAGGCGTGCATAGACGGTTTGGCGTCGGGGTCGTACAACCGGGGTCTGGCTTGGAAGTTGCGTACTCCGTCGACGGTGACGGTCTGGGCCTGGGCCGCATGGTCACCGCGGTGGTAGAGGGTGGCAATGGTCGCCTGTTTGTGGTCGTCAATGTAACGCATGGTGCCGGCAGGAGCGAGGCGCGTGGTGCCAGCCGCTGACATGTTGGCGACAGCAGAATCGGTTTCGACGGTCGTCGTCGCACAAACATACTCGCCAGTACGGCCTGTGGATTGGAAAAAGCCTTCTTCCGTGACAACTCCAAGGCGCAGGAAGCCGTCGTCATTGACGGCCAGGCGCTGGGGCGCGGAGCCCTGGAGAATGCGGACGAGTATGGCCGTAATGCCAGTCCAGCTGGCCATTGGGGCATACATGACGGCACTATGGTGCTTCGAAATGCGGCGGGTTTCGACATTGTAGGCCGTGGTGCGTGCGTCGAGAAAGCCAATGAGGCGGTCGACAGGCCCACGGTTGGTGTCGAAGTTGGACAACAGGGTCGAGTCGCGGCTGTGGTTCCAAAGGCGGTGCTGGTAGGTCGCTCCTCCTTTAACTTTATAGACGATTTCGTCGCTGCTGTTAAAGGTGAAACAGAAGTCTTCTTCGGTGGCACAGACAGATTCGGGCACAATGGTGTAGACGTAAACGGGGTGCACGTTGGTGGCGAGGAAGTGCGGCAGGTCGATGTAAAAGTCGACGTCAATGAGAACAATGAGAGCGTTGCTGGGCGGGTCGAACTGTGACGGCTGGGTGGTAAGGTCCTTGGGCCAGTAGTACGAGCGG